AAGATGGCGCGAAAAATATGGTTTTTTAGAACCTTATGATATTGATGAAGAAAAAATTGAAGAAACTACTTGTGGAATTTATTTAAAATGTCGTTGTCATTTTCCAGATTGTCCTACAATGAAAGACCCAATTCATCCTTGGGCAAGTGTAAGAGGAAGTAAATTAAATGGTAGAACACAAATTTCTTGTGGTGCGTGCGCGAAAAAAGCTAGACAATTAGAAGAATTTAAATTTAAAGAAATGAAAATTGGCGATACAATAGGATGCTGGCATTTAGACGAAGAATTAAAAAATAAAGATTTAAAACAAAAAATGGGTTGGACAGGGCATAGTAAATATTATAAAGCACATTGTATATATTGTGGAATTACAGATTACAAAAGTTCAGACCATTTAAAAGTTGGTGATGATAGTTGTGTCTGTCGTTCTGGTAGTGCGAATGAAAAACGACTTAATAATTTATTAAAACGTATTTTTGGAGATAATGAAAATTTTTTCTATATTTCAGAATATGGATTTGATAATCAACGTATAGATTTTGCTATTTTTAATAAAGAAGAAGAACCATTACTTTTTATAGAATATGATGGAGAATTTCATGATAAGGCTGAGATGCATAAAGGCGAATTGGAATTAAATAAAGAAAGAGATAAAAGAAAAGATTCTAAAGCTGAACAACTAAATATCCCAATTATAAGAATTAATTATAAAGAACAAAATCATATTAATGAACCTTGGCTGCGCGAACATATGAAAGAATTTTTAGGAGATTTTTAATTGACTTTTTCTTTATTTTATGATATAATTAAATATAAAGAAAAGGAGGGATAATGTGAATCAAAATTATGACATTAACTCCATTGAAAGTCTAGATTTTCGCACTGGTGTTCGTACTCGTATTCAAATGTATTTGGGTTCGGATGACATAGAAGGAACTTATCAGGCTTTAAAGGAAATTATTAATAATAGCACTGATGAAGCACTGGCTGGTTTTGGAAAACGAATTGAAATTGATGTAGATGAAAAAGAAAATGCAGTTATGGTTCGTGATTATGGCCGTGGTGTTCCTTTTGGCATTCGTGAAAATGGTGAAAATGTACTAGTATCTGTTTATACTCAATCTCATACTGGTGGTAAATTTAATCATAATGCTTATAAAAATTCAAGTGGTCTTAACGGTTTAGGTGCAAGTTGTACTTGTCTTTCTTCAGAAAAATTTGAAGTTCAAAGTAATCGCGACGGTAAGTGTGCTTGTGCTTTTTTTGAAAAAGGTATTTTAAAAACTTACAAAGAAGGAACTACAAAAGACCCTAATGGTACTTACGTTCGTTTTAAGCCTGACCCAGAAGTTTTTTCCAACGGTGAAATTGGTTATTCTTACGAGCGTATTTGTTCTGATATAAAAGATATCTCATATTTATACCCTGGAATTGATTTTGTTGTATCTTGTGAAGACGAAACAAAAACATATTGTGCTAAAGAAGGTATTGTAGATTTCGTAAAAGAAATGGTGCAAAAGCCTATTCAAAAGCATATTATCACCAGTACAGCTTCTGATGGAACTGATACAGTAGAAATAGCTTTTCAATGGGGGACAAAACGAGAAACTCCATATGTTTTTGTAAATGGTCTTCGTTGTCCTGAATTAGGAACTCCAGTAACTGGCGCAAAAACCGCTATTACAAAAACTATTAATAGTTTATCTGGACAGAATTTTGAAGGAGAAAATATTCGTAAAAATCTATTTTATGTAATTAATTGTAAAGTAGAAAATCCTTCATTCGCCAATCAAACTAAGACTAAAATTAATAATCCTTCTCTACGGACATTAGCTACAACTGCTTTTACTTCCGCTTTAAAAGAAATGAACATTAAATATAATAGTGAATTTAATACTATTGTAGAAATGTTCAAGAAGATTGAAAAAGCAGCTGCCGCCGCAGAGAAAGAATATAACGCAGTCTTAAATATGGATAAGAAAGAAGCAGAGCATAAAAAGAAAAAAATTACTTCTTCCGACAAATTTAAAGATTGCGAAAAGCACGGCCAAGATTCTATGCTAATTGTATGCGAAGGTAATTCCGCTCTTGGTGGTCTTATGCCTGCGCGCGATGTTAATACAGAAGCATTATATGCTGTGCGTGGTAAAGTAAAAAATCTATTAAAGCATCCACTTGATGAATGTCTTGAAAATCAGGAAGTTTCTGATATTATAATGGCTCTTGGCTGCGGCATTCAGAACCGATATAATAGCAAGAAACTAAATTATGGTAAAGTTGCTATTGCTGTTGATGCAGACGCTAAAATTTATTAAATTGGCGTAAAATGCTTTACTCTTTATCAGGAGGGTCTACATATTATATGAGGATGGATATCATATAAAGTAGGCTAACGGTCAACTAAACTGAAAAGTTAAGGTGGTAAGAGAGCCTAAGTCCTTTAAGGATATGGTAATACCGTGGGAATCAAATATTAATCCATTCTCACTATTTTTATGAGGTGAGAATATGATAGGAATTTATAAAATAACAAATAAACTCTCTGGGAAAACCTATATTGGACAGTCTAATGATATTGAACGAAGATTTAAAGAACATAAATGTAAAAAAGATATTCCAGTTGAAATAGCAATTCAAAAATATGGAGTAGAAAATTTTATATTTGAAGTTCTTGAAGAATGCTCAATAGATAAGTTAGACGAAAAAGAAAAATACTATATTAATCTTTATAATACATATCGTGGAAATGGTTATAATTGTAACGAAGGCGGCGGATGTTCTAATTGTGAAAACAATGGTAGAACTAAATTAACAAACGAAGATGTTTATGATATTCGTGAAGCATATAATAAACATTTAAGAAGAAAAGATGTTTATGAAAACTATAAAGATAAAATAGCTTTTGGTTCTTTTGCTCGTATTTGGGATGGTTCTACTTGGAAAGGTATCCATTCTGATGTTTATACTCCAGAAAATAAAGAATATTATAAGCATCAAGCAACAAACGGCGAATCATCAGACAGAGCAATTTTTACCAATGAAGAAGTTATTGCTATGCGAACACGATATGTAAATGAAACCGCAGATAAAATTTATGAAGATTATAAAGATAGATGTGCTTTACAAACTTTAAAAGCAATTTTATGGGGAAATGCTTATAAAGATTTGCCATTATATAAAAAAAGAGAGAAAAGATGGATTAATATTTGAAGCCTGTAACGACTATCTACGTTTAGTAGAGTACCGATACTATTGATACGTATTGGGAAAGAGCATTCCTTATAAGAGGTAAAATATAGTCTAGCTTTATGGAAACATAAAGAGTAACTGGATGGTTATAATATAATGTGTTTAATTTCAACGATGTTTTATGTGTTAATGCCTGAATTTATTAAAGAAGGTAGATTATGTTGGCTAAGAGCTCCGTTATACCGTTTAAGTAAAGGAAATCAAAAAGTTTATGCTTATACAGATGAAGAATTAAAACAACTTTCTAAAGGTAGAGAAAATTGGGAGCAAAGTCGCTATAAGGGCTTGGGAGAATGCACTGCAGATGATATGGAAGCTTCTATGCTTCACCCAACTGAACGTCGTCTTGAAATTTTAACTATTCACGACGCGGAAGCTGCGGCTGAAAGTTTACAAATGCTAATGGGTGAAAAAGTAGAAGAACGTAAAGAATTTTTATTTAATAACGTAGATTTTTCTATATTAAATAGGTGATTTATTTGGGAAAGAAAATAGATATGACCGGATGGGTTATGAAAGAGCATGGAGTTCCAGATAGCAAATGGACTGTTATCAAAGAGGTTCAAAACTATGCTAAAAATAACGGGCTTAAAGATACAAGTGCTTATTGGCTTTGCAAATGTGAATGCGGAACTGAGAAAATTGTAAGTGGTTGTGCTTTAAGAGCAGGACGCACAAAAACATGTGGTTGTTCTTTTAAAACAAATACTCCGTGGGCAAAAGCTTCATTAAATTTAGTTGGCTTAAAATTTGGTAATTTATTAGCTATAGAAAAAACAGAAAAAAGAAATAAAAGAGGAGATGTTCTTTATAAATGCCAATGTGATTGTGGAAAAATAACCTATGTTGCTGCAACTAGTTTAAAAAGTGGAAATACTAAAAGTTGTGGCTGTATGATAGCTAAAAATGCTTCATTACATAATAGAAAAGAAATTACAGGGCAATCTTTTGGCAAATTAACAGCAATTAAATATTTGCGAACAAATAAACGAGGTAATAGAATTTATTTATGCCAATGTGAATGCGGTCAAACTTGTGAAGTAACTGCTTCTCATTTAATTGCTGGTCATACAATTAGTTGTGGTTGTATAAATTCCCGTGGAGAATTAAAAATTCAACAAATATTAAAAGATAATAATATTTTTTTTATTAAACAAAAAACTTTTAAAGATTGTATTTCTAATAAAAAAGGATATTTAAAATTTGATTTTTATATTAACAATTCTTTTTTATTAGAATTTGATGGAGAGCAACATAATAGACCAGTTTCTTTTTTTGGAGGAACAGCTTCTTATGAAACATTACAAGAAAATGATTTAATAAAAAATAAATATTGTTTAATAAATAATATCCCTTTAAAACGTATTCCTTATAAAATTTTAAATACCCTTACCATAGAAGATATAATGGGCGATAAATATTTAGTTCACCCACCCAACGTTTGACTTCTCCTCAAAATCATGATATAATATAATAAAGAAGAAAAGGAAGTGAAAAACAATTTGATTTACGAAACTGACTTTCAAAAACAAATTGAAAATGCTTTCTTGACCTACGGAGCATCCGTGGCGCAAGAACGTGCCATTCCCGATGTTCGGGATATGCTCAAAATTGGTTTGCGTCAAGGACTGTATGCTCAATTCACAAATAAATTAACTCATAAGGACAAAATGCAAAAAGCACAGAAGTCCGTAGCCGCAGCCATGAATCAAAGTTATGTTCATGGTGATGCTGCTATGTATGACACTTTCATTCGTGCGGCAAGACCTTGGTCTTATCGTTATCCTATTGAGGATGTTCAAGGTAGCTTTGGCAATCCATCTTCTCCTGATAGTCATGCAGCTCCACGTTATGTTGAGATGCGAGCTGGCGAAATGGCAGATTATTTCTTTGCTGGTCTAAAGAAAAATGCTATTGGAGAACAATGGTATTCCAATTATGATGATACAGAAATGATACCTTCTGTATTTCCTTCTGTTGGTTATTGGAATATCGTAAATGGTTGTTCTGGTATTGCTGTTGCAATGGCCACATCAGTTCCGCAGTTTAACTTGCGTGAAGTTAATGAAGCATTAATTAAGATTATTCAAAATCCCGATGTAAGTTTTAATGAAATTTATTGTGCTCCCGACTTCGCAACTGGTGGAACAATTACTAATGCCAAAGTCGTCAAGGAAAGTTTGAAAAATGGTAAGGGAGAATCAATTCGTTTAAAGGCGAAGTTAGAATATTTTCCAGACCAAAATATGATTCAAGCTACTGAACTCCCCTATGGTGTTTTCACCAATACAATTATAGATCAATTAGCCGCACTTACGAATGAAAATGAAAATTATGGAATAGAACGAGTGGTTGACCATACAAAGAAAACGGCTGATGTTCGTATTTATTTATCTAAGGGAACAAACCCAAAAAAAATGATAGCAAAATTATATAAAGATACTAGTCTTGAAAACTGGTATGCTATAAATATGATTTTACTAGATAATGGTCGTTTTCCAAAGGTATTTGGTTGGCGTGAAGCGTGTGATGCTTATATTACTCATATTCGAGAATGTAAGCGTAATATGATTCAATTTGATTTAGATAAAGCACTTGCGCGCGAAAATGTTGTAGAAGGATTAATTCTCGCGGCTGCGTCTATTGATGAAGTCGTAGCAATTATTCGTTCTTCTCAAAATCCAACAGAAGCTTCAACTAAGTTGATTACTCGTTTTAAGTTTAATGAAGAGCAAACCAAAGCAATTCTCGCGATGAAACTTTCTTCATTAACAAAAATAGATGCTATTAAGCTAAATGAAGAACTGGAAGAACTTAAAAGAAAAATTGAAGAGTATCGCTACTTATTATCTGATACTACCGCTTTAAATAATGAATTAATAAAAATACTACAGGTAGTTGCTGATAAGTATGGAGATTCTCGTAGAACTAAAATTTTAAATATTGTAGAAAACAATGACGAAGAAGAACAGCAAATTCAAGAAGAAGAAATTGGTATTATGTTATTTGATAACAATATGCTTCGTCTTGTCAAAAAAGAAGATTTACAAGGTGGAAAACGTGGTCGTCGAGGAGTAAATATTAAGCCGCCAAAAAACGCGAACTTAATTAATACTTTATATACTACTAGTCTTGGCATAGTAGCAGCTTTCACTAATGCAGGTAGAATGTATAACTTTTCACTTGCAGACTTAGATTATGGAAAGGACTATTCAATTTATGAACTCATTATGCTGCAAGATAATGAAAAAGTCCTGCTACTAATAGATACAACTTCCTTCAATTCATATCATAATTTAGTAACCATAAGTAAGAAAGGTTATATCAAAAAAACTGCGACACGAGAATATAACATACGAGCCAAGAAAGGCACCGCAGTAATGAAGCTAGATATAGATGATCTACTAGTTGGAGTTTATCTATCAATGAATGATGAAGATAAAATTTTCATCGCAAGTAGTAGTGGTAATTATAATTTTTATGAATTAAATGAATTATCTACTACAGGTAGATTAACTAAAGGCGTAAAAGCTATTAAATTAACTAGTGAAGAATATATTCGTGCGGCAACTTTAGTAAAAAAAGATATTGAATATCAAGGTTTATTAACTATTACTACTACTGGTAAAGGTAAAATTACTAAAGTTGAAGATTTTAATGCTACAAGTCGTGCGATTAAAGGTCCTCAAGTTATGGCTTTAAAAGATGAAAATCTTGCTACAATTTTTGCTGTTCCAAAATCTCAAGAAAAAATATTTATTACAACAAATAATAAAGCGGTTCTATTAAATATAGATTCAATTCCAGTTCAAAATCGTGTTACTAGTGGAGTACGAATTATTGACGCAAGAGGAATAGAATCTGAAATAGAAATTATGTAATGGAGATATAATTATGGATAGCAGATACTTAGAATTATTTACTTTAATTGCTCAACAGATTGCTAATTTAGCAGAGCAAGTTATGAATGATCATCAAGATAAAGGAGAAGCTAAAGAGCAAGAAACCGCTCAAACAATGCGAGATGATTATTTAAATTTACATGATAAATTAACCACTAATCAAGAATTGGATAAAGCAGATTATGCTCGAATATTAGTTGGTGCAATTATCGTAGCGAATCAATTAGATGCCCGTATTAAAAATGAGCAAAAAGCTCTTGATGGCTATAAATTAGATATTATTCCTAAGTTAGATCAAATTAATAATACTGAATATGATGATGTTCCAGCTTTAGCCGCAAAGTTATTTACTGTTAAAGAAGATTCAAATGAAAAGGAATAATTAATATTTGACTTTTGTAGAAAATAATGTTATAATATAAATACAGAAAAGGGAAAGGAAATATCTCAGCTTGATTTTAAACAAGAAAAAATTATTTAATATTTGACTTTCACTTTAAAATCTGTTATAATATTTTTGTAAAGAGGAAAAGGAGAAGAGAAGTCCTTACCGCTTTAAAACAAATTAATAAATGTATTTAAAAAGGAGATTGATGTATTATGATTACCCCAAACAGTGAGCTAGTTCTAAATTTTCTAAAGAAGAATTTTGGTAAGGAGTATACCAAGAATGAGATCGCGGAGACCCTAGGTATTTCAGTTCCCGCCGTTACCGGTTCTATTAATGGTCTAGTAAAGAAGGGTTATGTTACTGAGCGTATGGAAGAAGTTGAGGTTGAGCCTGCCACTGATACTCGTAAGGCAAAGGTAAAGACTATTCGTCATGAGACTCTAACTGAGGCTGGCCTAGCTTATGATCCAATTGCTGAGGAAGAGGCTAAGCAGGCTGCTAAGGCAGCAGAGAAGGAGCGTAAGGCTGCTGAGCGTGCTGCTGCTAAGGCTGCAAAGGAAAATGCTTAATTAAATAATCAAGGGCGGTCCTCGCTCGGGGCCGCTCTTTTATCTTGATAAAAATATTAAAAATGTATTAATAAATTATAAAATAAGAGGTAAAATATTATGAGTAAAAATATTATGGAACAAGCAACAAATAAGATAAATATTGTTGGTAAGCTATTAGATACTACTTTTCGCGAAGGTAAGACTTCTGCAGGTCAAGCTTATGAAAGTTGTAATTTTACAGTTCGTGTCACTCAAACCTATGGTGGCCGCGAGGAAACTAGTGAAATTCCTGTAAGCATTTTCGCAACTCAGTATACTTCTCAGAATAAGCCACATCCTGGTTATAAGAATATTCAAGAAATGAAGAAAATGAAAACTGTTCAGGATTATGGTGAAGCTGAAGCAACAATTGTTCGTATGACTAGTGCGAATATTCGTGAGAATAACTTTGTGGCTCGTAGTGGCCAACTAATTAATGGTTGGCAGATTAACACTTCTTTCCTAAACGAGGGTAAGATGGCAGATATTGCTTCTTTCAATATGGATATTTTCATTATGGATATGCATGAGGAAGTAGATCGTGAAGGCGAGCCAACTGGTCGTCTTGTAATTAAGGGTGCAGTTGTTCAGTATGGCGGCAGACTTGATGTAATTGAGTTTATCGTTGAGGACAATGATGCTGTTAATTATATTTCTCGTAATTGGGAAGAGAATCAGACCGTTAATGTTGGTGGTCGTATTCGTGTAACTTCTCAGGAAGAGAAGCATTCCGCGAGTGCAAGTTCTTGGGGTGAGGAATTACCTGAGACTTCTACTCGTATGGTACGTGAATTAATTATTACTCGTGGTTCCGATGAGCCTTTTGATGAGGATTTCGCTTATGATGCTGTTGAAATTAAGAAAGCATTTAATGAGCGTAAGGCACGTCTAGAGCAGATGCAAGTAGACGCGAAGAAGGGAGGTTCTACTAAATCTGCTACGACTTCAGCCGCTCCTGGTGGAAAGTTTAGTTGGGAATAATAAATTCCCAACTATTTTTTAAGGAGGGTTAAGTTATGGCGAATGACATTGATATTTTTTCTCTTGAACCAAGTAAAATTTCAAGAGATTTAAAAGGAAAGTTTTTATTAATTTATGGACAACCAAAAACTGGTAAATCAACATTCGGTTCTCAACTTCCTCGTTCATTATTCCTTAACTTTGAGCAAGGTACAAATGCTTTGGCTGGAATACGTAGTGTACCTATTCTTCGTTGGGGCGATTTTAAAA